GTGCTTGTTCAGTGGCTTGCTGCTGGCTGCCCAGTTTAGATAGCACGTCAAGTCCTCCAACGCCTTGCGCGTAGGCTTGCTGCCCTAGATTAGTGAACCCCGTCGCTGTGTCCAGTCCAATCCGCTTATCGGCCTGTGCCGCGTCCATAGCGTTCTTGTACCCCGCCTGAAGTGCGCCGCTTTGCTGACCGAGTATATTGCTTGCTGCATCGTTAGCGGTCTTCCCATAAACTTCCATTCCGCGTCTTGAGCCGAACTGACCTGAGCCGGCAGCAGCAGCGGTTGCACCCGGAGCCAGAACATCATTGAAATTCTTAACGCCGAGCCGTCCTATCTCATCAACCACATCCGTGTTATATGGGTTCATGTAGCCCTGCGCCATTTCTGGGGTGTACGCCCCCGACACATCGGACAGCTCTTGTCCAGCACGTTGTAGTGCAGGCACACCCGCGTTAATTGTGCTCTGTGCGCTACCGTAGGCCGCTTGCTGCAATGGGGAAGCACCCGCCGCGCCTGATGCGTTCAGTGCCGCCGCGCCCTTGTTCGCTAGGCCACTCAAATAATCCGTGTACCAACTTGGTGTGGTAGTCGTCTTGCTAAGTGTGCTCGTGATGTCCGGTAATGCTCCACCCTGTGTAAAGCTCATGCTTTTCTCCTCATATATTCCAACGGTGACTTGGCTTGCGGCGGTATTTTATCAATCGGCGCAGATCGTTTGTGCTTCCTAATTTCTTCCCTCATTTTGTCCAGCACTGCCGCACCAGCCTCGCTCGACCCATCGCCCAAAGCTGATACCGTGTCCGAGTCGATGACGTATTCATCTTTGGCGAGCATTGTCGGTATTTCATCCGATTGACCAGTGCCAATGCCTTTTACGTGAAACCCGCGTTTTGCATGTCGCGCATAGTCCCTGTTTTCTGGACCCGGCACCATTTTAACTGATCCACCCGCCTTCATGCCGATGATATTCGTTTGCTCGGGGGTCAGCCCTTGCCACATTTCGGATACTTGCTCAGGAGCCTTAACCGTAGACACTTCATCTGTGATGAACTCCTGTTTGGGTAGTGGCGTAGCAAATGCTGCCGCGCTGAACAGCTTTGCCCAGTCGGGCTGTGACGATTGCTGTTTCTGCGTGCCACCACCAAGATTGCCGCCCGTATTTTGATTTCCGCCGCCTAGCAAACTGCCGCCAGTCAACTGATTGACAATGCCTAGCCCTGTTTTCCCTTTTTTATATAGGCTATATGCATCGTTTACATTGGGCAGCAATGAACTGCCTAGATTGCTGCCCAAATTAGAACCGCCTAATCCGGGTATAGTTGAACCACCAACTCCCCATGCTGGCACAGTTCCTAGCCCTGCGCCGGGAGTGGTATAGGGGAACAGCCCCGATTCTAATCCAGTGGGTGGAATCGTTGTCGATGGGAATAATCCAGATTCTAACCCTCCAGTTCCGCCAAGTCCGGGAATATTAGGGACGCCAGATATATCAGGGACAGGAGCTCCAACCCCTCCCAGTAAATCCAAACCAACCCCAGTAAACCCACTTATGACCGCTGATTGCAACGCCGCTTTACCTAGCTGAACAAGCCAATGAGGAGGGGGGTGCTTTCTATTCGCTTCGCTGCCTATTGGAACAAATTGACCGGGGTATCTAGGGTCGAACCCATCAGTGCCTTGCAGTGTTTGTAGGTACTCAACTTGCTGAATAGGGCTGAGTTCGGCATGATTCCCCCACTGCGAGGGGGAGACAGAATACCCTCCCGCCATCAATTGTTCTGGAGTTTGCGTCTTAACCCAATCATAATCCGGCATTCTAAACTCAGCTTCTCCCGGCTGATAATATCTGGAGTCACCAGTGCGATCAATATATTTGGCAGCCTCGGGGTACTGGTTGGCGTATAGCTCATCCGGTGTCATTCCTAACGTAGGGTGTTCCCTGTCTCTCCCAAAAGCCGCCCAGTAATCTGCGGAAGAGTTAATGGTAGCTCCGGGGTTTTCAGCTAAATACTGCTGCACCTCATCGAAAGGCTTCCGACCTGCGGCATACTCTGGGTCGAGCACGTAGCTGGTGTTCGGATCATAAGCTGCTGGCATATTCTATTTCCTTATTGTGCCACGTTAAGCAATGCAGTTGCCCATCCATCCCATGTTATGAATATAGATGGGGAAATCGCACCATCTTTTGCTATATCAGTAACATTTATGAATTGCTCTGCCCAGTCTAACCAATTATCTTCAACCGCATCAGATATTAAGCCATGATTCGCGTTTGCTTCGCACATCAATGATGCCCATGATTCAAAGGTGTGATGTCTAGGGTCATAAACTTGCATTAGCTATGACCTCTCACGTCTCCAAATTCTGCGTTCAAGATTATATTACCAGTTTGATAATCTCCGCTTTGCACATTACTAACAAATCTTAATCTAAGTTCTCTGCGTTGTTGTTTTAAATCAATTTTACCAGTTGTAGCATCAAACGTGTACGGCCCAGACGTTACATCGTCCTGTTGTGCGTATGGCCGTCCAGTTATGTACAGCTCCATCTCCCCAACCTGCACAAAGTCTGGCTCGACTCTGTCTATTCTTATCCAATGATTATCACCAACCATCGACGATTCAGAAGGTCCTCCAGTAACTATTCCGAGGTCATTTGTTTCGAACATGCTCTTGATGGCGGATATGTTCTGACCTTTTATTTCGTTCGACCCGAATTCATGCTGCCACAAACTAATGAGGCCAGATATTGTTGAGAATGTTGCGCTTACTGTCGCTGTCGCTGTACATATCTTGTCAAGGAATACTTCGTACCCTGATATGGTAGATCCGATAGCTGTAACCAACGAACCAACCTGTATCCCAGTTCCAGCAACAAGCAACCCTATCGCAATATTCATATCTGGGGAAGCCGTTATTATGCTGCTGCTGTTAGTCGTCCCAACATTAGCTGTTAAAAGGACTGTCTCTTCGGATAATTCTGTCCCTGCATTTACTGGGTATCTAAATCCCTGAGCATAGTAACCAGCAGACCGTTGCGCCCCCGGCGACGATCCTGCGTCATACCAAGTCTGCTCTCTCGTATTGTAGATTATTGCATCGGTGCATTCTGTTGCACTCCCTCTTGGGTAGAACCACCATATCTCGCCATACTTTGGAACTTTGGTTGCCCATACTTTCTGTCTTTGTGAGAAGTTCAGATTGTCATAAAACCAATTTGTGTTCATGTTGTTCGGCAATTCTTTTATAACGCCGTTGTACAGCATGAATCTATCTATCCCGCACCAAAAATATATGCCGTCATATTCAATGACCGACTGACTCGATAATATTGTCAGGCTACCAATAATGTCATACCGCCAATAGAGCTGTGCGGAATTGACTGTCATCGGGCTGTAGCTTACTTTGATAAGGCTATCCAAAGCCCAGAACAATCCGCTAGGTGAATTAGACCCGCCCCTGATAGCTATTCCTTTAACTATCTTCTGTGCAGATAAATTCGCCTCGTTAGAGTCTGGGGAATTCCAATCGAAAGCATTGCCAGCAGAACAGTTCTTAATTAACCCGTTGTCTCCATATACGAATACATATGGATGAAGGCACACAACCCCGCCTGAAACTGCAATCAGAGCACCTGTCGGCGCAGAGCCTGATGTGTCTTTGAGCGGGTAGAGAGGGGGGAACACATAAGGACCATTTGAAACGCCTCCGGGGTCGCACGCCATTACATTCGATGTAGTGGTATTGTCGATCGACAATAAATTCTGTCCTGCATGGGACAGCAGCAAATTATCACCATTCCCTGTTGAATCATAAAACCCATCGAACTGCCAAAGATTCTTTTCTGAATCAACAAATACATCCTGTATGGTATCAATCGATACATACATTCCCGACCCAGTTCCACCAATATCCGCCGCTGCCGCTTGCAGAAGCCCATCAAAAGTCATGTTTGTCGTGCTTACTTGATACCCGTTACCCGCTGTTGTAAGTGTAACTACTGTAACAACACCACCTGCAACTGTGACTGAAAACGTAGCCGATTGGCCGCTGTTGCCTGTCATGGTTACACCGGGATAGACCCCGTTTGTGTATAAAGTACCCGCTGCAAATATTGATATAGTGAGTATCGGCCCACTCTCTACCGCGTAAATAACAGTCCCCGACCCTACCCCGCTGCTATCACATGAAACACGCTCTAGCCCTGATTGATAGCCGTTGAATATCCTGTTTTCGCCATCCAGTGAGTCGGCATAAATTCCCCTCGATATGCCGTGCAAATTATCATCGATCTGCCTATAGCCACCGATCTTACGAGGCCGTCCACGTTGAAACCTCACCCATTCGCCATCAGTGTAATATTGCCTATCCAAGACAGTGCCATCGCGCTGAATCCCGGCCTTGGTGTCTAATGCAAAAACCTTTTTAGTCATTTTTATGGTGCGGCATTAACAATGTTATAGGAATCATTTACCAAAATAGCTTGCTGTGCTGGTATCAACGCCACTGTCGTTCCACCAGTGCCTACTGAAATCGTAACCGTATACGCAGCAGGACTTGTTGTTGCGTTATTCACATACATCACTTGAATCGTTGGTGGAACTATAATCGTCACATTCCCCACAAGGTCGCCAGAACTAGTGAATTTTAATAATGTGTTTGATGCTTCAGAGTCTGTGAGGGTATATGTACCAGTCGAGACTTGCTTCACCAATTGAGAAAAATTGAACTGTGTATTTCTTCCAAGACCAACAGAATAGAATGTTGTGCCAGAGCAATGTAGGTGCAATGAATCTCCTGTTTGAAGCCCAACCGTTGCCGACCCATTTAATGTATCAGCACCAGCACAGTCAATCGTCAAAAGACCAGTTCCCTCATTTCTTACTTTGATGAACCACCCATCACCAAGCGTAGCCGCCGCCGTTAAGTTCAGCGTTCCAGCACCGCCAGTCCAAACAAAGAGCTTTGTTCTATCAGCAGCACCAGCCGTATATGTCCCGGAGAATGTTGTAACTAATGTTGTTAGGTTTAATGTTGTCGTGATGGCCTCAAGCCCATATCCCTCAAGAGTAGCTGCATCGGCACTTGATGTTCCAGTGCCAAAGGCAACATTCGACCATGTGCCTTGTTCAGTGGCATTAGTCTTGATGTACACATATTTAGACTCGCCAGCCGCTATCGATATGACTGTATTCGTACCCGCATAATCTTTGACCGTGAAAGTATTAGCCCCCACGTTCCTAAATAATATATCCTGCCCCTTTGAGGCTTGATTAGCGGGAGGCAGGTACACAGACAAGCTGCCAGCCGAGGCGGTGACTTCTGTTATCCTGCCAACCGCTGTTAAATCTGGATCACCGTTGATAGGCCACTGTAACTGCGTGCTGACAGCTATTGTCAACTCCACCAACGACACATCTGCCGGGAGTATCGAATCGCCACTAAACGGGCTTGAGTAACTTGTCATTTTATGTACCTTTCACGAATGCTTGTCGATCCAGTATGCGCTGGACATCTTCTGTTTTCAGGCTTTCGATTACCTCGTTATACATGCTTTGCCATACTGGAATACGGTCATCATTCTTCAGAAACGGGATGGCTTGAAGTAGCGTTCCATAAAGCAATGCTTGTGGTGCGTTGATCGTAAACCAATTGGCCTGTGCATCTGATGATAATGGCTCCACCCTTTCATAATAAGTTACTTCAAACTCCAAATCGGAAGCAGGAGTTGGGGCGACTAGCCAACGGTAGAAATTATAATCGCTATAGTATTTTGGAGTTCCTGTTACTGCTGGATCGGGTGCGTATGCGCGGAGGACTTCATATTTACGCAATAGAACAGGATTGATCTTTCCTGTCGAGTCCGTGCAACTCATGGATACAGTTTTTTTCCATCTTGAAGGTTTTACTAGAACAGGATCAGAGGTAGTGAAATTGCCAGTAGCGACAACCAAGCTGCCAAGAAATTTTATGTTAGTGGCTATAACCTGCTCTGCCAACATAATCAACCGTGGTATCTGATTTATAGTATCAGCGTCAGACCTCTCTAAATACAGGGTGACGTCACTCACCAAACTGTCATACGTCATTACTGCCGCTGCTACCATATAATCCCCTCAATACATTTATTTAGCATAGTTATTTCTCTGGTTTGAGTATGCTGACTATTCCGTTGTTATTGGCAGCACATTTTTTATACTGATCTTGGGCTCTGGCAATCCAGTTAACGATGTCGGTATCGGAGGCAACTCCGCCGGTACTTTCTTCAGTAGGGTCGCGGGGACGTGGGGACAAACCAAAGACCTTAGTGGGTTTGTTGAGCAGCCTGACAGCATCAGCAGACAGGCAAGGCTTATTGGTAGTGATTTTGGAAACATTGATTAGTACCTCCGTTAATGCCTCAGCAGATGAGCGCTCTAGTTCTTGCACCTCGGCAGCTTTCTTGTTGCCGTATTCAACTGCTACTTTATACTCCTCAGCGGCTTTAGCTGCTACTTTAGCATTCTCTACTTTCACCTCATCGTCACGCGCTCCACGACCTTGAAAGTAAGCAGTGGTATGCGAGCCGACAAGGAAGAGTACCACTGCAAGCAGCACGTAGGGATTCATTCTTGATTTACCTTATCATGTATTGATTCAGTAGTCTTGCTTCTAAAGTAGGCTATCAACATTGCAATTATGATACCTATTCCAGCGAACATCTCCGGTGTCATTTTATGGATGAACGCTGGAATGGCAAGCTGCGCCGCGCTTAAACCAGCGATTAAAGTGGCAAACAGATTTGTCTTTGATCTAATCAACATCAACCACCGACGTTTAATAGCTTTCATTTTATTTCTCTTTCGGAAAAGTGCGAAACCAAACTTTGAGTGCAATGAGCCAGCCTTTAACACGTTCTATAAAATTATTCACGCGATCATTTCTCCATTAAAAAGTTGCGCGATCTTCAGCCCATCAGTAAATTGGCAGTGTGCCATTTCGCGATTATGCTCCCATCGTCCCGCCCACTCCAATCCAACGTCCTCAGCAATCTGCCCGCACTTCTTCCACAAGGCGGTATTGTTCCAGTCGATCTTTCCGTTCTGGATAGGCGCGAAGTCGAAAGCCAAACGGTAGTTATGGTATGACCATCCGCCATGAGCGTTTGTTACAATAGCACCAGCGGTTGCCCTGCCCTGTGCGTACAGCGCGTCTTGCGATTCCTTGTCGCGGTAGGTGGAAGTGATGATGACATCAATACCGTCGACCATGCACTCAGCAATGAATTTCTTACACAACTCCTGCACCTTGGGGTGAAGGTCAGCGATCTGTCTACTGTTAATCATTGCCTGTCACCATTCCCACGCTCGAGGAGCCGCGTCACCTTCGCATCAATCTCACGAACGGTTGTTCTTAACTCGGCGGTTTCGCGCACTCGTTCAGCTTTCAAGTTGGCAATCTCGGCGGTGTTGGTGGCGATAATGGTTTTAACTTCTGTTGCCCAACTGAACATAGAAACTATCAGACCTATAGTAGCTATAATATGTGTGATATTAAATGCGGCACTAACTGAGAATTTATTGTCGCTCCTCCGCCTGTTGTGCTGGTCTGGCCGCCTGTCCCGGTAGCTATCATCATCTCCAACATTATCACTCATCTCAGACTTCCTTGTTTATTGTTGTGAAATCGTTTCTACGCAAGAATCTCAGCCGCACGTCCTGCGCCTATCAATCCAGCCGATTCAAGCGCGTTAATCCCCGCAATGGTTTGGTCATGGGTAACATTGACATCTTTTGCGGAAGCCAGATCTTCAATCCATACCTGTATCGCTACAACAGACTTTGCCGCCGTGTAAATTGCAATTTTTTCAGCTTGAGTAAATCTATTGCGGAAGTCTAAAACAGATATTGGCTGTTTGATTTCAGGCGCGGGTTCATCATCTTCTTGCAATACCGCGTCTGGATGATGCGCTGCGATAAAATCAGCGTCAGCTAGTATTACATTCCCATCTTTTAGTTTATAGCGCATTAGCCTATCCTTTCGATTACGACAAGACCTTTACCGCCAGGCCCACTCACACCGGTGCCTGTTGCGGTGTTACAGCCACCACCAGACCCGCCACCCAGTGATGGAGTCCCGCTTTTACCACCCGCTGCCGTTGCACATACGCCACCACTACCACCGAGAACCCCAACTATAACAGCGTTGCCAATCGTTGTATTTGAGCCAGCCGTTCCGCATCCACTACCACTTTCGTTACTTCCGCCACCGCTACCGCCAGACATAGCCCTGAATGGGTCGTATATAGAATCAAATCCGAATTCCATTCCTCCCGCAGCCTGTGTTGCAAGAGATCGCCTGATACCGTCAGCACTTGCCGTTGATCGTCCGATGTTACTCTTACAAGCCCCGCCAGCGCTTGTTGCAGTTGCTCCGCTTAGTGCATCTCCGGCAGTTCCAGCACCGCCGCCACCGGAAGCACTTGTTGTTGCAGTGCTGGTATTTGCGCCACCAGCACCACCTGTTCCGAATGGAGACCCCGCACCGCCGCCACCTGCTGCTGTACCCTTACCCGTTGTGCATAAGGCGCTACCCCCGGCTCCGCCTGAGTTGTTAAGCAGCGTGCCGCCAGAGCATGTACCCCCCGCGCCACCCGCTGCTGTTGCCCCGTTGGTTGTAGAAATCGCACCCCCGGAGCCGCCAATAGCAGTGATCGTGGTCATCCCTGTGCCGCTTAATGAAGATGTGCCACCTACGTTACCCGCTGCATTCGTCACGCTAGCACCACCAGCACCAACAGTAACAGTTAATACAGTCGCAGCGGGAAGGTAAACTTCTGTTTCTCCAAAGCCGCCGCCGCCCCCACCGCTTGCTGCATTTGTAGTGCTGTTAGTATTACCGCCCCCGCTACCACCAGCACCAAGTACAGATAGCCGATACACCCCGCTTACTGGTATCGTGTAAGTAGTCGATGAAGGAAAGAATATCGCTGGGCTTCTTACGCCAGCACCACCAATGAATTGACTTAGATTGCTCATGTTAATTTCCACCCCACTGTACTGTCGATATAAGTTAATGTGATACTGATATTGTTCGTGCTGATTACCATATCCTCAGATAAGCTCATTATTTTTGATGAGTTACGGCCTATGGTTAAGTTATTTGTTGCGAATGTCCCTGCGTAATCTGCAATATTTACTACGTGATTAGCCGATGGAGTTGCTGGTAATGTGATCGTGAACGCCGCGCTTGTGGTATCGGCCATCAAGTAATCGCCAGTAACTGCGGTATAGGTTGTGGTTTTGATTACCCATGCTGCGCTACCAATATCGCTAGTCATCGCCACCGTCCCATCTTTATCGGGTAGCGTCCACGTTCTTGCGGCAGTTGTAGCGTTGGTAAAGAAGTTGGTAAATGTGTTGGCTGCGTTTTTCAGGTTGAGCTTAAACAGAGTAAGCCCTGCGTAACCTCCGGTTGCGTCCTTGTTGGCTGATGTTTCTCTCGTGGCATCGTTCCCATTCAGCTTCTGTATTGCTTGCAGGATCGTGTCAGTCGCTGCAACCGTTCCCGCGCCTGATGTGTAGCCGGTGAGTACCTTTGCGATTACTGCCGCATTGGTGAGGGTTGTTGCATTGCCAACTGACGTTACATCGCCTGTCAGGTTGGCATTAGTAGTTACCGTGGCGGCATTGCCAGTGATATTTGTCTGGTCGCCAGTATTTGTTCCAGTAGCAGTACCGCCTCCCGTGGCTACATCGCCATCGCTAATCGCCGTATTTAACTGCGCTACCGTGAAGCTCCCAAGAACCGCCGCATTGCCCGTGGAAGTGACATGACCTGTTAGATTAGCGTTGGTCGTGACGGTCGCAGCGTTACCACCAATACTTAATCCAGCCGCGGTTCCTGTGATGTTCGTTCCTACTAGCGCAGTCGGAGTGCCTAGTGCAGGGGTGACTAAAGTTGGGCTAGTGGATAATACTGTGCTGCCTGTGCCAGTGCTTGTTGCGACTCCTGTCCCGCCCCTTACAACAGGCAGTATCCCGCTGACAATGGCCGAAGCGTCAAAAGTCAGTCCAGCCCCAAACAAATCTACTGTGGCTTGTTTTGCTTGCCCATCCTGAAACGCCAATACAACATCAGTTGCTGCTATTGAGGTAGCTGCTGGCAAATCAGTGATTCTTTTTTGTGCCATCCTATATCTCCAGTGAATCCATATTGCCGTTTGTTGTAGGGTCGTCGGTATTTTCTACCGCTATTTCAAACGTACCGTAATCTCCAGTTGCTAATGTATTTCCAGTTTCGGCTATATCAACGTCAGGCCGTGGGAAGTTCAACGCAATTTTCTCAGGTTGCCTTGCTGGCAATCTCCAAGGGTCTTTCCTGTCCCTGCATCCTTTGTCGCACACTCGCAAGCCGGGGATATTTGGGTCTGATCCCATCGAAGCTAATGGCCGCTTCATCCTACACCTATCGCAAATTGCAATCGCTAAGGTTGACATGCCACGAGTGTTTAAGAACATGGGCATTATCGGCTGTACCCTGAAATATTCGGGCTAAAGAAAATCGGAGAGTTATCCCGCTCCTCGTCTTCCGCTTGAGCAAGGTACTTATCCGCTTGTCCGTCCAAGTATACGATCTTTTCCATCGGCACGTCTGGCAGCTCCAGCGACATTCTGTGCGCAAGGATGAACAGGATTGCTTCATACCAGCGTTGCGGTATTTCAAGCGAACCGTTCAGGTCGCCCACATCCATGATGTACCGTGAGCAGTAAACCACTATTTGTGTGAAGTCTTCACTCGGCACAGGCCAGACGTTCATCGTCGGCTGTGGGATTGTCCGATCAAACCAATATTGCAACGGCTGATTGGATGTGAAGTTCTTATTGGGAAGGTTGGTATAGTCATCCCTATTAAGTCTTGCCATTGGAATTTCAATAGGATTACTGCCAACCACAAATTCGCGGACTATTAAAGTCCCGCCTGCTGTCTCGCGCATTCTGTAGTACATCACTGCATGGCCGGGATCGATGTCATACCAAAGCCATGTGTTATCAACCCATGTTGTAATTCCAGGAGCGTATAGCGTGCTCCATGTAGTGCCATCGGTTGAGTATTCTATTACTATTGTGAACGAGCCGCTTACGCCGGGAAGAATGCCGAACTTTGATGCGTACACCTCATCCGAAAATGTTACCGCGATGTTCCCGTTGATTGCTGACTGCGTGCACGAAGTATCAACATCACCATCAAACGCATTAGCAGCAGTGCCCGTAGACGCGCTGTAAACGCCCGTGTTGCGTGTTACGCGCCTGTACAGGGCGTTGAGTACGTCAATAGAGCCAACGGGCAGTGTATATAGTCCCTTGTTCGCTCTCGTGCCGACAATTGACTTCTGTATAGCCCAGTAACTAATGCCGCGATTACCCAAGCTCGACAGCGCGAAGTACAGACTCTCCCGCGCTGACTGTATTTGTTCAACAGTCAGCTCCTCAGAGAAATTGCCGCACCTCCTCGCGCCATGCTCGATTAACTGCATGACATCAATGACTGTCTGGCTAATTGTTCCCGATGTTGTCATTACAGCCTTTCGTTATTTAACTTGCCCGAAGTCCATTTTTATTTCGTGTACCATTAGCTCGTGCGCTTGCCCAATGTTCCGGTAGAACTTAAGCGACTGTGATGCAGGGTCGTATCTCATGCCGAAATACGCTGTATCAGTTTGCCCAAAAGCCCAGCTTGAGTTGGGTATCATCAATCCATACCTAAACGCCTCAGGGTTTTGAATCTGTATCCCCGTTAGCCCTCTAGCAGTGGCATGAGGCTGCATGTTAATTCCGATGGTGTCTGTGCCAACTTGCGTCTGTGGAAACTCAATATTCAGGCAAATTGATGTGCCGCCCGGTACTGTGTCGTAAACATCGCAATGTATACCTGCTGCCCAAAATGCACCATTTTTAACGGCTGTGCCATGTACCCCAACAATATCGTGTACACCCCATGAGCCGACGTTACCATTGCCTCTAGCTATGCCGTACATGCTGAAATTTGCGCCTGCTGACCCGCTGCTAAAATCCATCGAAGTATCAGACTTGATACCTGTATGCAATCCATTGGCAGCCGAGAAATTACCTGTAATCTTGTATTGATCTTGACTGACTGAGTTTTCTGCATTTACCTGAAAACTCAGCAGCATCAATCCAATTAACGGTAGCTTCATGGTGGCTTTCATTATGGATTACGTCACATAGTGTGGTAGATGTTATCGCTATAATCCCCACGCGCCTGCCTCTCCGCTATTGCCTTTCTTTCTTCAGCCATTTGCCGCTGAAATTCAGCGTCCGACATGCTGGGGGCAGATGGACCAAATTTTGATATTACATCTTTTAAATTAGGCAGTGCTCCTCCGCCGAACAACGATCTGTAATCTACTCCGCCATTTTGCTGCGGCCTTACCCATCCCGGCGCAGTGCCGGGGTCGTCATCTCTTTCTCCGGTAAGGAACTGCCGTGAACCCGGATATGCGCCGTATGACCCAGTTTCTGGATCAAGATATTTCATTTCCGTTGTCCCGGCTCGCCCCGGGATGTTACTGCCCCCAGTGAGTACTTTGGGCATTCCCGCGAATCTTCCGGTTTGCTGTAATTCATTTTGCTGTGACGGTCTTTCAAACTTCGTCCCGCCGCCTTGTTGTGGATACCCAAGCCTGTTTCCGATTACCTGTGCGCGTTGCGGTAAATATTTGTTTTGACCACCTAGATTATTTTGATTCAGGAAGCCCAATGGATTCCCTCCCATATTTTGGAAAGGATTCCCTCCCATATTTTGGAAAGGAAGCCCTCCCATATTTTGGAAAGGAAGCCCTCCACTTTGGATCGGTGGCGACGTTACGGAGCCTACACCTTGTCCGTTGCCTGTTGATGGTGCTGGATTGATACCATACCTGTCTCTCGCCTGATCTTCGAAGGTGTATGCACCGCCTGACCCAGTTCCTGCGCCTTGACCGCTACCTGTTGATGGTGGCGTTACGGCTGGCGCTGCCTTATACAGCTTGGATGTTGTTGGGAGTGCGGCTTGTGCTTGCTGCAAAGCCTGTGTTTGCGCCGCCTTAGAACCGCCAACGTAAACCGCCTGCCCGGATGGGTCATACGCTTGCGGATTTCCCGCTGCTGGATTAGCTCTCAATCCGATTCTTCGTGCAACTTCTTCCTGTGGCGTAAGCGTCCCGGCGGAAGGCACTGCCGCGCTGTGATACGCCATTTGTGTCGATGGCGACGATTCCATAGCAGGGGCGGATGCGCTAGGAGGCAATGCCCTAGTAGCCGCCCTGTTAGCCCAGTAATCCGATCCGGGAACTATCCCACCTTCGGCCATCTTTTTGACCTTGCCGCCACATTTCAGACCTTTGTGGCCTTTGGATGCTGGCAGTTTTTCATGGGACTTCAATTCCTTGCTGATAGCCGCAATCTTTTTAGTTTCTGCCCTTTCGTCTTTGGCAGATTCTTTGACCGCCCCGCCTTTGGCAAACTTCAATTCGCCACCCGCCTTATTGTATGCGTCTTCCATGAGTTTTAATTCACGGGCTTCATCCCGCGCTTTTCTCATTTCTTCCTGTACTTTAGGCGAAGGTGTACTATCATCGGCTGGCTTGGCTTTAACAGGTTCTACTTTCTTCACCTTGACGATGGGAACTATCCCACCTTCCGCCATCTTGCCGCCTTTCTTAGCTGCAAGAGGAATCTCAACAGATACTTTAGGTTTGAGCTTCATCGCTGCCCTGCGGTCCTTAGCTGAAGGCTTGCCGGGAGCAACAGAACCACCGACTGGTTTGCCAACTGCATCGATGATGCTAATTGCCCCACCCACTGCCTTCTTGGTAGCCTTGAAGCCTTGATCTTCCTCTGCTCTGGCTTTGCCTACATAGCCACCATCCTTCATGCGAGGAACCGAGCAACCGCACCCCATTTTCTGCAACTTGCCGAATCCTTCCATGATTCTCTCCTTAAATGGTAGATTGTTGAACGATGGTCAATGATACTGACCCACCGCCCGAATTAACGAGTACCCTGATTGCCCGCATCAATGTGGTTGTTACCCCCGATGTTTGGCTAGCCGTGGCTGTTGTTAGCGCGGCTGTTGGGTGCGCTACGACTTGATGCGCTAACGTATTGTCGAACGGGTCTTCGTTTGTATACTGAACCGAATAATTGATAGTTCCTGTTACGGTAGCCGATATGTTTGTCACTTGATTCGGCACATAAATATCAAGCGGTATCCAGTCAGTAGAGCCGGATTGCAGCGTTCCAGCCGTTATCGCTGCCGCTGTTGCCGCTGACGTTGCTATCCTTGTTACTGTTTTAAATGACTTTGCAGTTGATACTGTAGCAATATTGCCACCCGCTAGAGTTTCACTAATTAAAGATCCGCCATTATTAGTCCCATAAACTGTGAATGTCATACCACTATCATTCCCGGCTGATGCTATCGAGACTTTTCCTGAAACAGACAGTGTAGCGACAACCTTCTCCACTTCTGGCGGAATCTGTGAAACAAATTGGCTTGTGGTCGCCGCCAATGATCCATTAAGCGTCACATTAGTTGCAGATGCTGGCGACTGGCTTAACGCAATAGAATTGGCACTAAGGGCTGCGTAGCCTCCCCATGTTTTGCTTATTGGACGCATTGATTAATCTCCTTATACTTGAGTTACACCTAAAGCCCCAAGTCTAGTAGCCGCTGGACCAGCCGCATTAGACGGCAATAATATCGCAACAACAAGGCGTTTCGCACCGTCCGAAACAGAACTCAATGCCAGTGTCCCGCGTACATCACCAGTCGTCGTAGTTGCAGGAGATGTCGCAACAGCAGCAGTGAATGTCCCTGTATTCTCAGCAAGAGTGCTATCCCATCCGCATCTAGCAACATACCCCAGATCACTAACAGCTAAAGGCATCCCGATAATATCAGTCGTTCCAACCGTCACCGTGACTACTGGGCTTGCTGCTATTGTCATCGTGGCAACTTGCCAGAATGCTTTTTTGCCGTTAACTGTTGTCGAGGCAGATGCGCTACTGGTTATTACCTCGCTCATTGGCTGACCGTAATAGTCATAACCAGTAATTGTGATTGCGCGAGCTGTTGGCGATCCGGCACCAGTCCTTACACATAGAGCGCGAGGGGTGTCTAGTTGTGTAACAGTGACCCCATCCGGTCTAACTACGGACGTAGTGCCTGTCCCTGCAACTCTAGTGATTGCTGCTGTATATACGGAAGCCGTAGCTAATGCGACCAAGTTAAGTGCAAGTGGCACTACATCATGGATATAAATTCTACCCAGCGGTCCAACTCCGGTTTCCATCGGTGAAGAATTACCTAAAGCTGAAGCAGGAACAACGCCCTGATATGTCTCCGCTGATCCTAAAAATAAATCATCTGTAAATTTCGGCACGATATGCTCCTTTTTATCTATTCAATAAATCCATAAAAGAAAACTCCAGTCTCAGAGTTTTCTTTTGTTTGGATATGCGTTACATTAAATGCCGGGAGTGCCCCATACTGCACGCCAGTCTGTCCAGCCAACATCGTAACGCTCTGTTGCCTTGAATCTCATGCTGTCAGTCTCGAAATCGCCTTCCATAGTCTTTTCAAGCTTGCGCCTCATCATGAGCTTAAGCCCTTCTGGTGCGTTAGTCTGAATCCACCATGCAGTGGAAGAAGACAGACGTGACATCACAACTGCGCCATCAGCCAGAGAGCCTGTTGATTTGATTGGGTTAAGGTCGTTGTTGGCATTGCCTGACCTTAATACTGACTTAAGGATAACTTCGGCTTGGAACATATTGCCAGGGGCTACGATAAGTTGCGTTGGCTTAAGAGCGATTTTCTTATTCGTATTGTCCTGCGCTCCCCTGATCTGAATCAACATCTGTTCTGCTGAAGTCTGAGACAGTACAGAGGCCGTAGTCAATAAGTTACTTTGAACTCCCTGTGCTACTGGGTGAGAAGCACTACACAAACAAACGCCATCACCACCTATATAATTGGAGTTAAAAGCTCGGTTTGGTACGTTAGCTGACAGCGTTTCTTTGGTATCAACCAGTGATTGCGCTAGATGTTTAGCGAACGTCTGACCAATACGAATATGATCGCCGTCCTCAACAAGCACTTTGGTCAACGCAAATGCCATGCCGTAAACCTTGTAGACATACCGCTTCATAAACAGCACGCCGCCTTGTTGATAGGTTACTGCTGCACCATCAGGAAGCTCAGGTG